CGTCGTAGAGGTCCTCGTCCATGGTGTCGAGGTCTAGGGTGACCTTGAAGTCACCGGGGTAGGATTCGTGTGCGGTTGTCATTGGGATTTGTCCTTGGTTAGTTGTTATGGATTGGTTCACAGGTGAAACGATTAGTGGTCAGTTGACCGTGGTTGGGGGTTAGTTTTGAGTTATCCACAGGATGTGTGATCACACAATTGGCATGTGTGCACCCATGTGTGCAGCAATTTTTCTATATAAATCAATATGTGTGCAGTGTGTGCACCCTTTTTCTTAAGTTCAATTCAAATTTAAGAGATGTAGTAAAAAAGGATATTTTCGTATCTGTATATACGAACTGAACTCGAAAAAACCCGTCACACACGTCACACATTTTTCGTGTTTCGTTAGTAATCAAGCACTTATGTAGAAAACCTGATGTGCAATGCCTGCACACACCCCGGTTTTCCCCGTCACACACGGCCTTAAAGTGCTCACACATTGGCAAATGCCGTCACACAACTTTGTTGCAGAGGGCAACGGACCACTGACCACGGGCAGTGAGCACATGGCAATGGTCCGTTGTTAGTGGTTATTCCCACCGGGTCTCGGCTTCCTGTTCCTGGATCCGTTGCCAGTGGGCACGCAACTCCAGTTTTGCTTCGTCGAGGTCGTTCTTGCAGCGGTAGAGCAGTTGCTGATAGTCGACCGTGTCCCAACACTCGGCGACCCAATGGCCGCCGGTGTCGTAGTGGTCGTTGGCATAGCGCTTGAGCAGGTCCACATTGTGGTAGTGCTTGAGCATCTGGGCTTCGGTTTGGTTTGTCATGGGTATCAGTCCTCTGTGAAGGTGCGGAGGTAGAGGGCAAAGCTGCCCATTACGAGTGAGAAGGAGAGGAAGGCTACTTGTACTTGGGCAGGGGTGAAGTCCAGGAGTTGGGGGGCCGGGAATAGGGCAGCGATGAACACTGCGATAGATCCGATGAAGATGAGGGATGAAGTGCGAGGATGCATGGTTAGTTACCTGTGGTTAGGGGTGGGGAGGTTGGAGGTCCCTCCCCGTTGGGGGTTAGCTGAAGAGGTTGAGTACGCCGAGGACGAAGAGGGCTGCCATGTCGGGCTTCTCTTTGGCGTAGGCGATGACGGTCTTGGATGCTTCTTTAGCCTTTTCGGCTGCGAGGTATCCGGCGTCGGGGGTCTGATCTTGGTTGGTGGTGTTGGTGGTCTGGTTGATGTTATCCATGGTAGATACTCCTAGTTAGTGTAGATACATAGTAGATACTGACCGCGAATCGCGAAGCGATGAGCGTGAAACGTTGGGGGTTACTGGGGGACAAGGTTCCATAGATGAGGGTGAAAACAAGGTTCCAATGGGTGAATCCGGGGAAAGGGGTGGTGCTGGAGTCCGAGGGGGGAGATAGTGTGTGAGCGATTTAGATAGAAAAAACCGACCCCCCTACCCCCCTCCAGAAAGGCGAAACCCGAAAAATTTTTTATAAAATTTTTTTGCAAGGCGTTTTTGCGTATACTCCCGCCCTTAACCACGGCCCACGAGCCACTGATGACGGACAGTAAAATCTGCTCACGGTGCCAAAAGGAGCTGCCTTTAACCTCGTTCGAGCAGAACAAGGGGAAGTCGCTGCGGAGCGTCTGTCGCCCCTGCAAACTGGCCTCTGACCGTCAACAACGGTCCATGGGCTACAGATCCTACCTCGCGAACCTTCTATCCAAGAGCAAGGAAACCAATAAGAAACGGAGGTTTACTAGCTACGAGATAACCCTCGATCAGTTGACCGAACTCTGGGAGATGCAGGATGGCCGCTGCGCAATATCAGGGGTCGTTTTAACTCACCATAACGACGGGTCTGGCATTAAGGACTTTAATGCCAGCATCGACCGGATCGATAGCACCCTGGGGTATATACCGGGTAATGTTCAGCTGGTGGCTTACCGGGCTAACATGCTGAAACAGGCCCTAAGTACCGACATGCTGTACTGGTGGGTGAAGACTATTTACCAGCACTCTTGTGATTGAACATTAGTAGGGCTAATATAAATGCTGCCGAAAGTCCAGGTATTCGCTATAGAGGGCTTTGACGAGGCTATCATCGGTATCGCCTACAGGGGTGGGTACGAGGTGCTGGTCTATGACGGGGAGATAGCCGAGGCCATAGTGGCCACGCTGGCTAAAAAACCCATGTCCCTCCACGACTACCTGACTCATATTGCCCTGCATAAGTTGGGCGATAAGGCACCGGTTTTTGCATATCTGGACATAGAAATAGGTGGAGACCTCAGCGATTCAACAAGAGAACCAGGCACCCCTATCCACTGACCTCGCTCATTCCGATGAGCTGATGTCACATGTCGAGTTCCAGTCGTTGACCCCATACATGGGGCTGACGCTGAGTTCTCTGACTGTGCAACAGGAGCGGCTGGTTCTCTACATGGCTCGTGGGATGACTATCGCTGCATCGGGGCGAGCGGCTGGTTATGCCAGCTACAAGAACGCCCTGGAAGCAGCGAAGAACCCGTCTGTCGTGAAGGCGTTGGACTACTTCCGCGAACAGATGCGCGAAGAGGTGAAGTTTACGCGGTCGCACGCGCACCAGATGTATCTGGACGCGTACAACGCGGCGGCCACCTCGACGGAGATGAAGAACACGGTGGACTCGCTCGTGAAGTTGCACGGGCTGGCTGCACCAGATAACGCGACGCAGATCAACATCAACGTTAACACCGCCCAGATGGAACGGATGAGCGACGAAGACTTGCTGAAGTTGGCGGGTAAAGACATCGATTATCTGGAGCCAGAAGCACCTTGATAGATGACATCCCAATGTTGGAGTGCAGAGGGTGTAAGAAGATACACCCTGAGACCCTGTACTCGAACAGGAAGGAACGGGTATGTGTTTACTGTAAAGCGGACGAGCAGGAGGGGATGCCTCAGCCTGCTGCGCCTGAGCCGGTGAAGTCACCGGAACTAACTGTGAAGGAGCATGCTCAGAAGGAGCTTGCTTCGCGGATCTTGTCCCGTAAGCGGCTGCTGCCGTTCGTAGAGAAGTTCAACCCTGACTACAACGCCGGTTGGGTACACAAAGATGTCTGCAAAAGGCTCGAACAATTCTCGCGCGACGTCGTGGATCAGAAGTCTCCGCGACTCATGCTATTTATGCCTCCCCGTCATGGCAAGAGTACGCTGGCGTCGGTTTCATTCCCGGCTTGGCATCTGGGCCGTAACCCTGAGCATGAGTTTATTAGTTGCTCGTATTCGGGTTCGCTTGCGATGGGTTTTAGCCGTAAGGTACGTCAAGTACTTCGTGAACCGACGTATAAAGCGGTCTTCAAAACGCGCTTGGATCCGGATAGTCAGAGCGCTGAAGCGTGGCTGACCACGGATGGCGGTGGCTTCGTAGCCGCCGGTGTCGGCGGTGGTATCACCGGTAAGGGTGCACACGTTCTCGTTATCGACGATCCGGTTAAGAACCGCGAGGACGCAGAGAGTCAGAACAACCGGGATGCGAACTGGGACTGGTATACGTCAACGGCGTACACCCGTCTTGCTCCTGGCGGTGGTGTGTTGGTAATTCTAACGAGGTGGCATGATGATGACCTGGCTGGTCGACTTCTTAAATCGGGTCTTCAAGGCGGAGACGAGTGGGAAGTCGTCAGATATCCCGCCATCGCCGAAGAAGACGAAGAGTTCCGTAAAGCTGGTGAAGCCCTCCACCCGGAGAGGTACAGTGTCGAAGCGCTCCGTCGAATTGAAAAAGCCGTAGGCCCCAGAGACTGGTCAGCGCTTTATCAGCAGAACCCAGTAGCCGATGACGGTCAATACTTCACCCGTGGCATGGTCAACTACTATGACCCCGAGGACATTGATGAAGACGCCATGCGTTACTACTGCGCGTGGGACTTGGCCATCGGTAAGAACGATCGCAACGACTACAGCGTCGGCATCGTTGTCGGTATCAACGACCGCGATGACATGTTCGTGATGGACGTCGTGCGCGGGAGGTTCGACGGCTTTGAAATAGTCGAACGGATACTTGACCTCTACGAGCAGTGGAAGCCCTCGATCATTGGCATCGAAAAGGGGCACATCGAAATGGCCCTTGGCCCGTTCCTCGAAAAACGTGTGCGTGAGCGCGGATTGTTTGAGGCGTACTTCAAAGACCTAAAAACCGGACGACGTGATAAAGAAGCGCGTGCTAGAGCTATCCAGGGGCGCATGCAGCAGGGCAAGGTGTATTTTCCTCGTGATGCATCGTTCTCTGGTCCATTGATCGCGGAACTTCTTCGGTTCCCGAATGGAACCCACGACGACCAGGTCGATGCCCTGTCGTGGATCGGTCTCATGATGACCGAGTTTTCAACGTATCAGGCTCCAGTTGTACATGTACAGTCTTGGCGGGACAAACTCATCTCTCTTACTCGCGGACCCCGCCAAAAATCCGCGATGAGTGCATAACATGGCAAAGATCAAAACCCAGTCGATCGAAGATCAGCAGCTTGCCCATCAGCAGTGGAACCGCTATGTGCGGGCCCGCGACAACGGGCATTTGCAGTATGTCGAGATGGCTAAGAAGTGCGACGCGTTCTATCGCGGCGACCAGTGGGATCAGGTTGATCTTGCCGCCCTGGAGGCAGAAGGTCGTCCCGCACTGACCATCAACACCATTCTCCCGACCGTGAACACGGTCCTCGGAGAACAGTCCACGCGCCGTGCCGACGTGCAGTTCAAACCGCGCCGTGGTGGTGATCAGGACGTGGCGAGCGTGCTGACCAAGCTGTACATGCAGATTGCTGATAACAACAAGCTCGACTGGGTCGAGCAGGCGGTGTTCAGCGACGGCCTGATCATGGACGGCCGTGGTTACTTTGACGTCCGTATGGACTTCAGCGATCACGTCGAAGGTGAGATCCGCATCACTGCCAAAGACCCCCTCGACATCCTGATCGACCCGGATGCGAAGGAGTACGACCCGAAGACCTGGAACGAGGTGTTCGAGACCAAGTGGATGACCCTCGATGAGATCGAGGAACTCTACGGTAAGGATAAGGCGGAGTCGCTACGCTTCGTAGCCGAGAACGGTAACGGCTTTGGCCGCGACTCGATTGAGTACGAAGAGACCCGTTACGGTAAGACGGATACCAGCCAGGATTACTTGGGTGCTGCTATCCCCGGCAACGAAGATTATCGCAACGTGCGTGCGCTGCGTGTGATTGCTCGTCAGTACCGCAAGATGGGTCGGGCTGATTTCTTCGTTGACCCGAACACTGGCGACCAGCGCGAAGTGCCGGAGAATTGGGGCGAGCAGAAGGCGAAGAAGTTCGCCAAGCAGTACAACCTTAGCCTCATTTCAAAAGTCGTACGCCGCGTTCGCTGGACCGTCACCTGTGACAAGATCGTCCTTCACGACGATTGGTCGCCGTACGATGACTTCACAATCGTGCCGTACTTTGCGTACTTCCGTCGCGGTCGCCCGTTCGGCATGGTCCGCAACCTG